GAAGGAGTGGATAGAGGAGCAGGTGGCGAGGTGGGGGGAGGGTCATCCGTTGGTGCGGTCGATGATTCATGCGGAGTTCATGGAGGATGACGGGAGTTTGACGGCTGTGCGGACGGCTGATTGGCAGAGGCTGGTGAGTGGCCCGCCCAAGGAGGATACCGAAGGTCACCGCCTGACTGCTGGGTGTGATTTCAGTGCTGGTGGTGATGAGAGTGTTCTCGTTGTGCGGCATGGGAACGTGGTGAAGGGTTTGGTGAGGTGGCGGGACAAGGACACGATGGCGAGTGTTGGGAGGTTCATCAGTGAGTTTAGGAAGTGGAAGTTGAAGGCTGAGGATGTGTATGCGGATGTGGGTGGGATGGGGATCGTGATGTGTGATGCTCTCCGAGCGGAGGGTTGGGATGTGAGGAGGGTGAATTTTGGGGAGAGGGCGATTCGGGATGATCAGTTTGTGAATCGTGCGGCGGAGATGTGGATTGAGTTTGGGAGGATGGTGGAGGAGGGGAAGGTGAACTTGGGGCCTGTTGGGAATGATGAGGTGTTGCTCCAGCAGCTTGTTACCCGGAAGGTGCGGACGAATGGGAAGGGGAAGCTGACGCTGGAGGGGAAGGACGAGTTGAGGGCGAGGGGGATCAACAGTCCTGATCGTGCGGATGCGCTTGTCTTGGCGTTCTGTGGTGGTGGTGGGAAGAGGATGGATGAGTATCTGAAGGCTGTGGGTGAGGATGGGAGGAGTTTGCTGGAGCGGATGGAGGAGGAGATTGGCCCACTGGAGCCGGAGGGGGTTGCGCTTGCTGGATGTGAGGTAGGGGGGTAGGAAGGGGTGAAGGATTTATGATGACTGAAAAGGGGCGGAGTGATTTGCAGGGGCAGATACTGACGAGTATCGAGCAGCGGAGTCCGTGGGAGTTGCGGCAGACTCGGTGGTATGAGTTGCGGCATCATGGGCTTCGGCGGACGAACAAGCCGTGGCCGAAGGCTGCGGACCTGCATTGGCCGTTGATTGACACGGCGATTGAGAAGCTGAAGCCGTTGTTCTTGCAGCAGGCGTTGGGGATGGATGTTGTGGCCAGCTTTGTGCCGATGAGGCAGCAGTTGAATGCGTACACGAAGGTCGCGGAGGACTGGTTCAACTACAAGATTCGGGAGAAGACGAACTTTGTGGATGAGGTGCTGAGCTGGGTGGATTACACGCTGATGAGTGGGCGTGGGGTGATGAAGTGTTTCTGGAATCCTGGGGATAAGAGGGTGGGGTTTGAGGCGGTGGATCCGATGTATTTCGTGGTGCCGCCGTACACGACGGATTTGCAGGATGCGGACTGGGCGGTGCATGTGATGCCGATGAGTGTGGGTGCGTACAAGCGCATGGCTGGCCAGTTTGGTTGGAAGGCGGATTCCAAGACGATCCAACGGATCCGTGGGAACCCGCAGGAGGACGACAACATTCCGGGTGCGGCGAGTGAGAATGACGCGAAGCAACTGCGTGAGGGTATTACTTACACGAGCAACACCGATGGGGTGATCATCTGGGAGGTGTATCGGAAGACGGATGCTGGGAAGTGGGAGGTGTATCTTTACAGTCCTGCGGCTGTGGATCTGGATCTGCGGGACCCGATGGAATTGCCGTATGACCATGGGCAGTGTCCGTTTGTGGATTTCCCGTATGAGATCAAGGACAAGGGGTGGTTCAGTCCGCGAGGGGTGTGTGAGATCTTGGCTCCGTTTGAGCTGAGCATGACCTCGATGTGGAACCACAAGCATGATGCGATGACGTTGTACAACCGTCCGTTGTTTCGGGCGGAGCGGGAGTTGCCGAACAGCATCAATCTCAGGTTTCAGCCCGGTCAGATCCTGCCCTATGGGGTGGCCCCGGTGCAGATGCCGCAGCCGCCGGTGAGTTTCGATCAGGAGTTGAACCAGACTCGGGCGGTGGCTGAGAACCGGATTGGTAGCCCGGACTATGCGATGGGCAGTGTGATGAGTGGTGGCTCTGACCGGCGGACGGCGACCGAGATCCAGAGCATCAACGCGCAGGCGATGCAGAGTGGGGATCTCCGGGCGCGGCTGTTCCGCATGGCGTTGGGCAAGTTGTATCGTCAGGCGTGGGCGTTGTATGTGCAGTACGACAGCAAGAGTCTGAGGTATCGGTTTGCGGAGGATTCGTTGGAGGCGGATCCGGTGGCGTTGCATGACCAGTATGAGTTGGAGCCGAAGGGTGGGATGGACATGGTGAGTCGTCAGGTGATGGTGCAGCAGGCCATCAACCGGAAGCAGTTGTTCATGAACTCGCCTTGGGTGGATCAGGTGGAGTTGGACAAGAGCATCATGGAGTTGGACGACCCGAGTCTGGTGAAGCGGTTGTTGAGGGATCCGGGGCAGAAGCAGGTGGATGAGTTGGAGGACGAGGCGAAGACGATCCCGACGCTCTTGGTGGGTGTGCCTGTGCCTGCGAAGCCTGGTCAGAACTATGCGGGGAGGATCGGGGTGTTGATGCAGTATCTGAATGGGGCGATGCAGCAGGGTCAGGTGTTGAGTCCTGTGGCGAAGAATGCGTTCATGAGCCGGCTGGACAGTCTGCTCCAGGCTTACGAGCAGGTGGCGACGAATGAGGCGCGGAAGCTGCGGAAGGAGATCCAGAAGTTCTTTGAGAGTACGGGGATGCTCGCGTCCCAGCAGGCCCCGATGCCCGCTCCTGCTATTGCTCCCCAATGACCTGTAACGATTGTCGATACCGTGCTGTGGATGGAACCTGCCGGAGGTATCCGCCCAGCAGCAGACCCACTTGTTGGCCCACTGTCCATGCGATGGATTGGTGCGGCGAGTTCCAGCCTATGAATCCAACCCCGCCTCCGCCACCGCCGCCGGTCGTTCATATCAAGATGCCTGAGCCTGTGGTGACCACCTCGGTTTCTGTGATGCAGCAGCTTGAGGAGGGGGTTCCGCCGAAGGTGCGGTTCCAGAAGGCCAGGAGCAATGGGACATTGAAGGAGATACAGGAATCGCCGCTATTTGGAGAATGAGATATGGCTGAGTATCAGGGCAAGAAGGTCACGCTGAACAAGCCGTTCTACACGCCGGGTGAGGCGAAGAAGAAGGCTGTGTATGTCCGCAATCCGAAGGGGACTGTGATCAAGGTCCGGTTCGGTGATCCTAAGATGGAGATCAAGAAGGATGACCCGGAGCGGCGGAAGAACTTTCGTGCGCGGCACAACTGCGACACGGCGACGGACAAGACCACGCCGAGGCACTGGTCGTGCAAGGCATGGTAACCACATAACCACATGAAGAAGAAACCTACGAAGTTCAGCAAGTTGGCCACGCAGCTCAAGAAGGAGGGCGCGGATGATCCGAAGGCTCTGGCGGCATGGATCGGGCGCAAGAAGCTCGGGGCTGCGGAGTTCATGCGCCGTGCGGCTGCCGGCCGGAAGAAGGACTGATGATCACATTCATTGGCCGACTCCGTGCGGCATGGACTTTTGCGCGTCACCAGCGTTGGGTTGATCCGTTGCCATGGCGCAAGGATGACGCGATCGCGCTCAACAATTTCTTCAAGAGCGATACCGGCAAACGGTTCAAGGACGCTCTACTGAACACGGTCCTGATGCAGAACGCTTCTGCGATTACGGACCGAAACCATTTGCAATACTCGGCAGGGTTTGCAATGGGTCAGGCCAGTCTTGTGAAGGTCATCGAAGTGATGGCCGATCAGGAATCAATTACGGGGCAGGATGATGATCCTGATTCTGCCACGAACCAATAGGATCAAGTTGCGGTTGCTGTGTCTGTGCGGACCGGCAAACGAGTAAAAGCACAATATGTCAGAAGAGAATCAGAGTGGGGCGATGGATGCCAATGCGATGCTCGCGCTGGCCAACGACTTCGACTCCGGTGTCGACATCGACAATCGGGCAAAGGAGCAGCCGGAAACCAAACAGGAGGTTGCTCTAGCCGAGAAGGAAGCCACAGAAGTGGAGTCCGCCGGGAAAGAGGTTGAGAACACGGCCAAGAGCGAGAGTAAGCAGGAGCAGAAGCCGCCCGCTGAGCAGAAGCGGGATTCCAAGTTTGCCCAGGAGCAACAGCGAAAGGCCAAGACTTGGGAGCAGATCAACGCCGAGAAGGAGGCCATCAAGGCTGAGCGCGAGGCGGTGAAACGGGAGCGGGAGGAATGGCAGAAGCAGCGGGAGCAATCCCAGAGTGCGGAAGCCAATTCCTATCGGGATGACAAGGGCTACACGGCGGAGGACTACGAGGCTGCGGCCAAGGAGTTCGATGCTGATGGCGATACCCAGTTGGCCAAGGCAGCGCGAGCCAAGGCCGAGGGGGTTCGCAAGTCCGCGTCCCAGCAGGCGCAGAAGGTCCAGCAGGAGCGCATGGCAAAGCAGTGGGCTGACAACTACAATCGATTGGCCGACAAGGAGCCGTGGTTGAAGGATCAGTCGAGTGCTGAGTACAAGCGGACTGTTGAGATCATCCAGCGTGTGCCGTTCCTCGCGGGGATGCCGGATGGACTTGTCCATGCGGTTGAACTGATGAAGCTGCAAAATACCGCTGGCAAAGCTCAGTCGCTTGAGAGCGAGAACAAGGCTCTCAAGGAACAGTTGGAAAAGCTCCAGCAGAAGACCGCCATTGGGAAGAGCATTCCGGCAGGACAACTCAAGGCCGAGGAGAAGGATTTCTCTCGGCTGTCCCTCAAGGAGCAGAGGGAGGCACTCATGCGAGCGTCACGAGAGTTCGACCGGGAAGCAGCCTAAGGCACAACCACAACTGAAATATGCCAGTCACGACCTCAACCACGCTTACTAACCAGTTCCAGAACTACTTCAGCAAGGAGCTGCTCAGCATCGTCACTCAGGAGACGATCCTCGATCAGTTCGGCATGAAGGCCCCGATCCCCAAGAACAATGGTAACAAGGCCATCTCGATGTTCCGTTTCGGAGCCCCGAGCATCGCCAGTGTTCAGACCATTGCTTCTGAGGGTGCTGCCATCAGCTCCGCGAACTACCGCGCTCTCGCGCTGAACAAGCTCGACAAGAGCCTCGCGCAGTACGGTCAGGTCATCGGCCTCACGGACATCCTCCGCGCCACCGACCTGTTCAACAGCTTGCAGCAGGCCACCAAGACCTCTGGTCTGGACATGGCCCTCTGGGTTGACTCGGTGATCCGCAACACGCTGATCGGTTCCAACCTCACGGCCAGCGGTTCGTCCATCGGTTCCGCTGCCGAGGGTGGTGGCACGTTCGACAACTCGGACGCCTGTAACACCGCTGCCGCTTCCGGTGGCATCAAGGTGTACGGCAACCCGGCCACGCTGACCACGCAGACCTTCTCTGCGCTGAACAGCGACACGACCGCCGCCAACACCACGATGACCGCCTCGGCTGTCCTCGACTCCATGACCCGGCTGAAGCGCAACCGCGCTCCGCTGATCAATGGCGGCTACGTCCTCGCCACCGATCCCCGCGTTGCCCGCGACCTGATGCGCGACAGCGATTGGTTGAACGCCTCCAACTACGGCAACAAGGGCACCCCGTTCTACAAGGGCGAGGTCGGCTCCATCTACGGCTGCCGCGTCGTCACCCAGACCAACTCGTTCGTCAGCACCGGCTCCGGTACCGCTGGCGATGAGTTCGTCTATCAGGCCACCCCTGCCGGTGGCGGTCTGGCGGTCAGCAAGGACATCATCGCTTCGTTCTTCTTCGGCAACGAGGCGTTCGGTATCCCTGCTCTGACGGGTGATGATCCGCTCTCCCCGAAGATCGTGATCACCGATACCCCGGACAAGAGCGACCCGCTGAACCAGCTCGTCACGGTCGGCGTGAAGCTCTACTTCGCTGCCCTCCGTCTGGCCGCTGGTAACACCGGTTCCACCGGCAACCCGACCTGGTACCTGGTGCATCGCACGAAGACCTCGACCACGCTGTAATGAAACCCAAGACGGCCACCATCATGGTGATCGCCGTCAGCCCAAAGGGGCATCATCGAGCAATCGGTGGTGCCCCTTCTCATTCCGCTTGCGGATGCGAAGAGGCTGACAACAATGCGCCCATGATTTCGATTCCTATCGAGGCTCTCTCCACCGACATGGAGGATGGCGAACAGGCCATGCCCGAGGTCGGTGATGAGGTTGTTCTAGATGATGTTCGCGGTGTACTGAAGAAGCTCGACAACGGAGAAGCCTACATCGAGATCCGTAGCGTCAACGGCATGCCCGCCGAGTACGAGTCCAAGGAGGACAAGAAAGAGATGGCCGGCCCCATGGACAAAGAAGGCATGCGTAAGATGGCCGAGGAATACGACAGCGAGATGGAGGGCTAAGATGCCGATCTACACCTTCGAGAACAAAGGCCGGTCCATCGAGCATATCGCTCCGATGGGAACCGATTCCATTGTGATCAAAGGGGAACGCTGGACGAGGCAGCCGGTGGCCCGCTTCGGGGTCACCGGTTTTGCCCGCGAGGCCGAACTCAAGGATCATGTGAAGCGCGGGTTCAGTCGCATGGAAGACCGTCAGGGCTCGCGCTTCGAGAGTACTTTCACCAAGAATCAGATTCGGAAGATTTGGGACATATGAGCGACGTATCAAACCAAGCCATTCAGTATTCGATGGGAGTCGCCGGTGGCCGACTCGTGCAGGACACGGCCAGCTACACCGGTCCGTTCGTTGCGCTGACGTTCCTGGCTCCGACCGTGATCTCCAGCATCAGCGGGGCGAACATCGTGGGAACCTTCTCGACCGTGACAATCCCGGCAGGCGTGACGATTCAAGCCCCGATCAACAGCTTCCAGCTTTCCAGCGGTGTGGTGTGGGCCACG